TGTTAATTCATTGTTGTATCTAGCATAATTTATTCTTTCTTGTTCAAGTATTCTTGAATCATCTAACATAGTAGATCCTGTATGTGTTATGTTTTTCCTGTTTTCTAATATTTGTTGATATGCTATTTGATTAATTCTATTTTCATATGCAGCTTTACCTTCACCTTGATATTGTTTAAAAACTTTGTGTGCAAATTCATGTCGCATAACAAAATTTACAAATTCATCTACACTTTCAAAATCTTTTTTCTTAAATCCTTTTACTATCCCATCTGCAAACTTTACGTTTTTAAATGGTCTACCTGATTTATACATATCTTTAATACCATCTATATCAACAATTATGGTATCTGTTTGCTTGTTATAATATGCAGGAACATATTGTCCATTTGGTCTTGTTTTACCAACCCCTTTTCCAATAACTATATTAAGATTTGGATATTCATTCTTCATAATTTTCATGTAGTCAGTTATGTTTTTAGGTATGCCAGGCTTAATACCAGATGCAACTGGTGTATCGACAATTTTTCTAGGTGCTTGTAATAAACCTGATACTCCAACTTCTGTTTTGGTAGCATCTGCTAAATCATCTAAATCTATTGTTGTACCTTTAAAATCATCCGATCTATTATAAAAATATTTATTTCTTCTAATATCGTACTTAGATAATACAGGACTAAGTTTATGTAATACACCAGCTATAGATGCAGTTACTATAGCATCTGCTGTTGTTCTATCTCTATCTACAATTTGTTTGATTGATTCTTCACCAGCTAAGACACCACCGATTTTTGAGTATCTATTTGATTTATCACCCATCATGGCAAATCTAATTGGTTTACTTAATATCAAAACAGATGATGGATCTAAAAATACTTCACTTATTAAACTTATAGAATTAAAATATGGATTTTTTTGGTCTTGTATTTTTTGATTTAATATTTTTATTCTAGCTATTGTTTCAGCTTGACTTCTAGAATCAAAAAAATGTGTAGGTATTATTGCAAAGTAATCATTTAACAATGGATCTTTATAAGGATTATATAAAGAATCAGCTTCTTGATCGAAGTCTTTATACTGTTTTATTTTTTCTGGTACACCAAAAACAGTTCTATTAGAAAATGCTCTCCATACTTTATCAGGCTTAC